CGAAAGCACCTGGGCGGACATCACAGCAGCACGACATTATTTAGGCTATGCGCCTACCGTCAGCATTCATGAGGGGTTACACCGCGCCTGGGAATGGTTCAAGCAAGAAAATAATTCTCTGATGTCAGAGATAGGAGTTTAAGATGCCACTAGTAGATAATACAGTAGGATTTGGACGTTCAAATCTCCGCACAGCGACCATTGCTAGCGGCGGCACGGGTTCAAACGCGATTGATTTTGGACGCGGGCATGCGGTCTATGTCGTCAAAATTGAGGACTGCGCCGGGTTCACTGATGCAGCCACGCTGCGCGCATTGGTGGGGTTTGAAGAGGGAGTGGCGCTGGCGGATTTGTATGAAGCGAATGATCCGGCGACGATCTGGTCAAAAGATACGCCGACCAGTGGCACATGCGCGTTTGTCTTGACTCACGCATTCGGCGCGCAATTCTTGCAGTTTGTCGCCAGTGCTGCGGCTTCACAAGCGATCTCGATCAAAGTGTGGGGTTTTGATCCAGTGGTGGCAACCGTCTGATGGGCAGCAAACCACACGATTTTTTACGTCGGTTGCGACTGCCGCGCATGATATTGGGCAGTAGCGGAATTCTCTACGCCGTGCGTGACCTGTTTACCACAGCACTCGCAGCGGGCGCGGTCAACGGCACTGCATCCGAACCCGGCCCCGGCACGCGGGTTGTGACCGATACCAACAGTAAATTATCTATTGCCAGTGGAGCGCTTGATTTCGCAACGGGCGGCGCAGGGGCGGGCGATCCTGGTCTATGGTATGCAGCCATTACGACTGTCAAAGGCAATGTGGTTATTGCTGATCTCACCCCGGCGAATGCGGCTTCGAGTGGCGCGGCGGGTTGGGACACGGCGCAGGCGGGCGCAATACAAGATGGCATTCAATTTATCGCAACCAACGTTTTGAACGTTTTAGCGGCAGGCGTATCACTCAATGTGGGCGCGTTCACAGCAGCAACACTATACACGGTTATCGTCGGACAGCGCGCAGCGGGCTTCTGGTTCTGGATCAAGGGCGGCGCAGAATACCCAACATTCAGGTTGGTGTGGGTGAGCGCAACCGGAGCGCCGGGGGCATTGTATCCGGCAGTTGGCGCGACTGGAATCGCCTCAATCTTTACTGCCGATAATGTGCGTGTTCCGCTCACGACTTACATTCCGCAACCGCTGGCTTATGACACTTTCACCCGCGTCAATGGCGCGCTCGGTTCTACTGAAACAACCGGCCCGGACGCGCAAGCGCTCACAGCGCTAGCCTGGGCATTCTCAACGGGCATCTGGACAATTAGCACGAATGCAGCCATTGCCACCCCGGTAATAGGAGCAGATGTCATTGTCAACGGCGCATTCGCCGCCGACTCGGATTGGACGAAGGGCGCGGGATGGGCCATCGGCAGTGGAACAGCCAATGCGACGTTGGCGAGTTCTGATCTGTCACAGACGGTTGCGCCCTTGACCGTAGGGCTTTGGTATCAAATCTCGTACACGTTATCGGCCCGCACTGCGGGAACTGTTGCCGCGCAGGTTGGCGGGTTCAACTTAAATGCGCATTCCTTAAATGCAACCTACACCGAAACGTCCCTGGCACGCTCAACCGCGTTTTTAATGCGCGGCGCAGGGCTGACCGCATCCATTGATAATGTGACAGCAAAACCGTTGGTTATAGCAGAGTTATTCGCCAGTGTTCAAACATCGACTGCCGACGTGATTGCGGATGTCAATATCACGCTTGAGGGGGCATTAAGCGGGAAACAGGCGGGACTAGTCCTCAACCTGGATAGCGTATCCAACCCTCAAAACTTTATTCTCGTCTACCTCGATGGCAGAAGCGCATTAACGCTTACGCGATGCGTGGCGGGCGTGTATCTTGACATTATAAATCTTGCGATAACCTATAGTGCTGGCGCGAAGTTGCGCGTGATTCGCGAAGGCACAAAGGTTCGCATATTCTATAATAACGCCGCCTTTTCCACCGTGCAAACTGTACCGGCCAGCAGCGCTGTTTTGCATGGCTTATTCTCCACCAGTCCTTTGAGCAGTCTGGATGCTTTCACACTATGGTCGCGAGGCACGAACGGCGAGTATAGCGCATTGGAGGGGCTTTGATCGCTTACCGCCTGCCCCCTTACTGCCTTTGGCATTCGATGATGAAAAGGTGCGTTTTATTGTCGTTGGCGATGTTCACTGGCTTACCGTAGGCGATTTTCGTGATACCGCATTGAGGGCCGCTATCGCAGACCTTAACACATGGAAGCCTAATGCCCTCATTCAAATTGGTGATTTGGGTCACAATTTCCCGGAACGTGTGGAATCGGCCCATGCGATTTTAAAGACAGGGTGCAAACGCCCTATGAAGTTTGTCGTTGGCAATCATGATATTTATGAATACGCGCCCGGAACAAACTCCGCTCCAGCGGTGTCCAGTTTTTTACAGCGTCCCACGCCGATGACCGATTCGTTTACGATGGTCAGCGGGGATAACAGTCTGTTCATTCGGTGTATTATTCTGGATTGTAACTACTATCGGTATCATCCGTCCCGCATTCATCCTGTGTATGTCACGGGTGATTATCTTGGCTCAAATGATGCGCTCGATCCCGGCAGCGGCTATTATCGACAAATCGGAACGACGCAATTGAATTGGATGGCGGATGAATTAGCAAAGGACACGACCAGTCAGGCGGTAATCGTGTTTTCGCATTACCCGCTGGCGCAAATCGGGATTGTGCCCCTAGACGGGAAATTGGTCGCGGATATATTGCAGGTTGACGGGCGTCCTGCCGCGTTATTTAGCGGACATATCCACCCTGATGCGACGACCTATACCCTACCATCCACTGATGGGATTGCTACCTATACGGTCTATAAAATGCCTGCGCTGCAAGAATCGGGCGCATGGTTGCGGGTGGAATTGCACGTCACAGAGGGCGCTATTGTGATTGACCAACTGCTCGTCAAGAACTTTACGCAACCGGGTACATGGACGATTAACGCGCCATTCACGGTATGATCAACCTCACATCCACTTGCGCGCTGCTGGCTATCGTGATACAAGTAAACAGAATTGAAGGTGGAGTATGACATTAACAGACAGTCGTCCTATACCAATTAAAAATACAGCGTATCGCCTTTATTTTGATATTCGCAAGGCTGACGGCACACTGATTACCACCTGGGCAGGCATGGATACCAACCTATCGCTAGACGGGGGCAACTTTGCGCCCGCAACGGCGGAGGCGACTGAGATTCAAACATCGGGTTGTGGTTATATCGACCTGACTGCTGCCGAGATGAACGCGGATTCGGTCATCGTCAAAACCACCGTGACCAATGTGGACGCAGTGCCCAGGTTCACTGCACTTGCGCCACAAGAGGCGGGTGATATTAAGGTGGACTTACAAACGATTGGCGGGACAGCGGCTTCAGCCACCTTTAACACTATTCTGGACCGAGTTGAATACCAGCGCGGGCATCATACCGTCGCAGGTTCGACATTTTATGTGGACGGAACGGGCGGGAACGATTCAACCGGGAATGGAACGCGGGCGCTGCCTTATAAGACGATTAGTAAGGCGCTAATCGACTGCACCAGTAACGCCCACGACCTGATTATTTTATTACCCAACGCAGGCGGAGGCCCGACTACTGTTACTGAAACCGCAACCATTACGATCAGTAAAAATTATGTCCAGATACGCGGGGTAGGTCGGGATTTAAATGTGACTCGCTCCAATAATGGCGGGGTATTTGATATTCAGGCCAGCGGCGTCGAATTGTCCGGTTTTCGCGTGACTACCTTTGGCGGCGCATCCTCAGATGCAGTAACGATCAGTAATGCGGCTGATTTTGTGCGGCTGTATCGCTTGTGGATTGAAAGCGCGCACCGGGATGCAGTGAGCATCAATGTGGCGAATCGCTGTGAAGTGAATATGTGCGTCATCGTTGCGCCCGCCCGTGATGGGGTACGGGTCAGTTCGGGCGCAGGCGCAGGCACTTATAACACGGTTTCGGATTGCACTATTCGGGACGCAGTTGGTTCAGCGGTCAATCTGCAAGGATCGGATGCTTCCGACTGCCGCATCCAGCGCAATGTGATTCGCGATAATGCTGTCGGTGTGACTGTCTCATCGGGTGTGCTTGATACCGTGATTACGGACAATCGGTTTATCAACAACACAACACGAATAGCCGATTCGGGCACACGCACAATGGACGAGTGGAACAATCTGGCGACCACGACTACTGGCTACGTGACCACCGATACATTGACGACTGGCGCGCGGGCGTCGATTAACGCTGAGGTGTTAGATGTGTTGACGGTGGACACCTTTGCCGAGCCTGCATCCGTGCCAGCGGCCACCAGCAGTCTGAAAGATAAGCTGAACTGGATTTTTGCGCTTGCCCGTAATAAGCTGACGCAGACGACTTCGACTCAAACGCTGCGCAATGATGCGGACGGCGGGAATATTGCGACGGCTGCCGTTTCGGATACCGGGACAACCGCAACCCGAAACGAGTGGACATAATGGCAGTTGATACCGTCGATAAGCGCCTGAGTTTAATGAGTAGCGTCCGCCTGTTTGTGCCGACTCTACCCATGCCGGATGGTTCATTTGTGACTATCCCAGATCGCATGCACCTGCTAGGGGTTTACTATCTATCGGGCGTTGATCCGAATACTGAACCTTTTTCAAGCGCCATTGCTGATGCGGTTTATTATTCCAGTGCCCTTGCCGATGAAAACCACTATGGCAGCACGGCGGCGGACGTGACTTATTATGCCAGTACGCTAACGGACGAACCGGGGGTGAATGAATGAGCAATATCTATGATACAGGGGATAGCGTCAACTGTAGCTGGAATGTGCAGGATAACACACCTGTCGATGCTGATCCGACCACCGTCAGGGGGATGTTTCGGACTCCAGCGGGCACGTGGACAACCTATGTGTATGGCACGGACGCGCAATTGGTAAAAGACAATACGGGCGATTATCATTTTATTATTTACATCCCCAATGCAGCGACGAGCGCAGGTGAGTGGGTCTATCGGTTTGAGGGCTTAGATGCATCCAGTAACCCGATCACTGCCGCTGAAGGACATTTTACCGTTCGCCACAGTCATAAGTATGAGTAGTTTGCGCGGGTGATATTGAAGATATTGGAGGGCACATGTCTAGCACATTTCGGTTGTTTCTACTGGGTGTCTGCTGTTTCTTAGCGATGCTGGTCTGTCTGGTATTCACGGTATTCACAGTGGGCGCGCAAGGAGGGTACACGATCAGCGGCACACCGCCCCCAGGCTATCAACCGCTGGATTCGCGGTTCTATATGCCGATCCTAAACGCGCAAACGGGACAGCAGGAAACGATTCTCTGCAACGTCGCGGGGTTTGTGATCTGGGAGGATGGACGCGCGCCCGACTATTACATCCTGCGGATTGATAACCTGTATAATATCAGTGAATGGGCGGACGTGCTGAACGCCTGGGCAGGCTATAAACCGGGCTATCCGCAATTCCCGATGCACCCCGACGACAAGCCTGCGCCCACCTTCTTTATTTTCGGCCCAACCACGCTGGCGCAGTATGATGTACATGCGCCGCATCTGTGAGGGATAACATGACCGATGACCCGAAAGTCCGCGCCACCTGGGACAAGATTCATTGTCCTAAATGCAATAAAGTATTGTGCGAAGCGCGAATCGGTAGTATGATCATCATTAAATGTCCCCGCTGCAACCTGTTCGTTCGCTATCCAGCGCAGCATGGGGAGATTGTGCCCTACGATTACAAAGGGCAGACCGATCCATCCTAGAACGCCTCCGCGCGTCAATATCAGTCTTTGAATGTCCCGCACATCACCTGTGCGGGATTTTTTATTTTGGGGAGGGCATATGCCCTGGCACATCGAAAAGCGCGATGATGAATATTGTGTGATCAAGGATGATGACGACAGTGTAGCCGGCTGTCACCCCACCCGCGCGGAGGCTGAAGATCAACTCGCGGCGTTGTATGCCAACGATGGGAAACGTCAGCGCAGTCACCGTGAAACCCAAAAAGAATTTAAAAACGTCCCCTTTTATTTGATTAAAGCTGATGAAATGCTGGGGCAAGTCGAGTCGATTGTGTCTGTGATGGGCATTATTGACCTGGGCGATGATGTGATCCATAACGGGTCATACACCAAGACGATCACCGAACGGCGCGGCAAAATCCGCGTGCTGGACAATCACAACACCGACTCCACCCTGCGCGCAGTCGGCTATCCCATTGAAATGCGCGAGGTCGGCAAGTCCGGTTTGCCCTTGAAGGTGCAGCAGGATTTCCCAGAGGCGACGGGCGGACTGTACTGCAAGACGCAATTCCTGATTGATACGCCCGAAGGATTGGGCGTGTTCAAGCGGATTGCGGCAGGCGCGATCAATGAATGGTCGATTGGTTATGACGCCCTGGATACTGATCTCAGTAAAATGGTTGATCCCAAAACGGGCAAGGAACGCTATATCCGCAACATCCGCACCATCCGGTTATGGGAATACAGCCCCGTTCTGTGGGGCATGAATCAAGCGACGGCAGTAGTGGGAGCAAAAAATAATATGCCTGACAATCCAAAAGCGGCATCTGATGCGCCTGATTATCGCGCGACATTAGCGGGTCAAACGGAACGCTGCGCCTCTTGCCAGTTTTATAAGACGATCAATGAAACGTCGGGGCACTGCGAAAAGTTTGATTTTACCGCGCAGCCCGATTCTGTTTGCGCGGCTTATCAGACCGGGGAAGCGCTGGACAAGCGCAAGGAATACACGGTAGAAGGCCCGCAGCGGCGTTTTGGCGATTATCTGGTGGCGAAAGTCTACGGCGAGTACATGGAAATCTGCAACAAGGCGCTGGGCGACGGGCTGCTGTCGGATACCGAGCATCAAATGATGTGCGATAACGGCATGACCATGATGAAATCGGTTCGCAATGGCATGTCCGATGATGTGGCGCTACGCCCCTACAACGGCGGCATGATGGACATGTTCATGCTATGGGGCGCGCGGGGCGCAGATGAAAGCAAGGCGGGGCGCGTACTGTCCGCCAAAAACGCGACGAAAATTGCGAATGCGATGGACTCGCTATTAGAAGTGCTGATTGACGCGGGCATTTACACGCCCGTGGAGATTGAAACTCAAGACGAAGGCAAAGCATTGCCGCAGGCCGGGTCAACGATCACGTTACCCACCGATTATCTCGCGCAAGTCAATGCCCTTGAGACTGACGTGTTGACTTTAGAAATCGGAGGTTTTGAACCCCATGCCTGATATTGAAATTGTGCCAATCCTCGATTGGCGTGGAAAACTCGCGGAAGCCAAAGGCTTAATCGCGAAAGTGCGTGCCGTGACTCCTGAATCACCTGCCGAAGAAAAGGCGCATGTGGTGGAATGGATTCAGCAGGCCAAGAAATTGCAGGCGGAAGCGGCTGAATTGCAAACCGCATCCAACGACATGATGGATTTGTCGAAGAAACTGGAAAACACCCAGCAGGGCGGAAGCCCCCGCCAGGACGACCAGCGCAAATCGACATTCGCCAACTGGAATAACTTCCTCGTGGCGGCTTACAATGCATCCGTGAACCCGGATCGCAAGGACGCGCGCCTGGTGGCGATGAAGGATTTCGATCCCGAGGATCGTCTCGGCAACAAACACGAAGAAAAAGATTTGGCTGAAGGCGTCGGTTCAACCGGGGGCTTCCTCGTCCCGGCTGAATTCCAGGCGCAACTGATGGCGGTAATGGCGAATACGTCAGTCGTGCGTTCACGTGCGACCAAAATCCGTATGACCCGTCGCCAACTGTCGATCCCGGTGCTGGATCAGACCGGCACGACTGCCGGGCAACCGCACTGGTTCGGCGGTATGCAAGCCTACTGGCAAGCAGAGGCCAGCGAAAAGACCCAGAGTGATCCGGCGTTCCGTCTGATTGATCTGGTAGCGCACAAGCTGATCATGTACACCCGCGCCAGCGACGAACTGCTGGATGACGCGGCGGTCAGCTTGAGTGATTTCCTCAGCGGCCCAATGGGTTTCGCGGGCGCAATCGCCTGGATGGAAGATTATGCGTTCCTGCAAGGAAATGGCGCAGGTCAACCGCTGGGTGTGATTAATGCCGCTGCGACCATCACCGTGGCGCGCGTCGATCAGGACAATGTCACCTACGATGATCTGGTGACGATGATCGAAAACTTCATGCCCTCAGCCGATGGGCTATGGGTGCTGTCGCAGTCGGTCATGACCAACCTGCTGCTGATGAACGGGCCAAGTGGCAATCCCAGCTACATCTGGGGCAATGCCACCACAGGCGTACCCAATACGCTGTTGGGCTATCCGGTGGAATGGTCGGAAAAAGTGCCGCGCATCAGCACGACCAGCGTCGGCGATGTCGGTCTGTACGACTTCAAGTATTATCTGATCGGGGATCGTCAGGCGACCACTGTCGAGTCCACCAAGTATGACCGTTGGCGCTACGACCAGACCTCCTGGCGCGCGGTGCATCGTGTCGATGGGCAGCCATGGTTATCGACTCCGTTGACCTACCAAGACGGCACGACGCAAGTTTCCCCCTTCGTTATCCTCGGAGCGAAAAGTACATGACATGAGTTAGCTTGACTGCTTACCCCATTTGTAATATAATGGGGATAAATAAGCAAAGGAGCGACTCATGCAATGCGAAATTTGTAGCCGAGAATTGACAGGGAAACAGCAACGATTTTGCAGTACGCGCTGCCGGAATGTATCGGCAGGACAGATTAAAAAGAGGCGGTATCAATTACCGGAGCGTGATGTTTTAGCGCAATTGTACTTGCTACCGCCTGTGGGTGAGGGACTTAGCTTGAATGAGATTGGCAAAATGTACGGTGTAAGTGACGTGACAGCGGGAAGCTGGATTAAAGAACATAATTTAATTCAGGATGCAAAAACCCGATTGTCACATTTTGCCATAACGCACCCTAAGCCGCGCATACCAGTGCCAGCGAAACCTGAACTGGAAGCGTTGTATCGGATGCCTCCTGAAGGCGAAGGTCTTTCACAAAGTCAGGTTGCCGAGCGGTATTCTGTGGAACGACAAACAGCCCGCCGCTGGCTTCAAGAATATGGATTGCTTGAATTGCACAGTAAGCGTCACTCGAAGCGCATGAACGGCGCGATGAATCCAGCCTATCAAGATGGGTCATCGCGACATTATCACAAAAACGTTCTACTTCGCTCAGGACAGGAACAAGTATGCAAGTGGTGTGGCGCAACGAAACAAATACAAGTGCATCACATCAATCATGATACGACGGATGGCAATCCTGATAACCTTGCCTGGCTATGCGGCTACTGCAATCGTTTAGAAGCCCAATTATGGGCACTAATACAAACAAATCGAGTGAGCGTGACCTGGGAAGGGAAAACGCTCAAGATTGAATTCAAGGAGTAATTTCCCATGCCCGTTGGATACACTGAACGGTTCACTGAAACCCACCGCAAACTCGCGGTGATCTATCCCGCTTCCTACAATTCGGAACAAAACACGGCCTTCGTGGACGTGGGCGGTTTCCACAGGATTTTCGTCCACTTGATTGCGGGCGATATTGGCACGTCGATTGATGTGGACATTGAAATTGCCACCGACAGCGCAGCGGCAGGGTTATTGACGCTCAAGTCAATCACCCAACTGACGCAGGCGGGCGGCGATGACAACTCAGATGTCGGGATTGAAATCCAGTCTGAGGAATTGTCCATGCCCACCGGCGCAGCGGCAGCGGATCGCGGTAAGTATCACTGGCTGCGCGTGGAAGTCACGCCCAGCGGGTCATGCTTGCTGGCGGTTGTGGTCTATGGCGTTCCGGCACGGTTCTCTCCTGTGGATGTCACCAACTGGGACGAGATTGTGGACTAGCGCATAGGCGCACTGCAATGAGAAAAGCGGGGGCATCATGCTCCCGCTTTTTAGTCCTACCACGATTGCGTAAATCGCGATATAATACAAAATATACGTTTCAACCTGGGAGGTGCATCATCTGGGTACAGTTATTAACGCGGATGTACATTGACGGCGCAGACGGCAGACAGCACCCCTATCAACCCGGCGATTTTGTGGACATTGGCAAACAGACCGCGCGGCAGTGGATCGCCCAGGGCAAAGCGCGCGTGCTGGATTACAAGAAGGCGGGCTTGCTGCCTGCGGGCGCGGGCGTGATGCCCTACGGCGTGGCGTGGGATTATCCGATTGATCATGTGTATGAAGAATTGGAATATGCGCCTGCGGCGTTGACGCCCAGCCTCCCCTTTTATCGCACTCTTCTCTGGCAACCGGGCGCGCCCCTGCGTCGGGACATGCTGGCAACGGGTTTCGCGCTGCTGGATACCTGGCAGTTAGCCGTCCCGCTGGTGGATTACACTCAACTGGCGAACAGCATTGGTGATGAACAGGATCGTCAGAACGCGGAAGCGATCCTGCATGATCTGCGAATCCCCATTTATGACATTCGCTTGATCTTCGTGCGGCGCTGCGCTGAAACTGAGGCGCTGCTGGCTAATTGGGAAGAAATGCGCCTGACGGTGCATGACTTGACCCTCTCATTTATGTGCGCCCTATACGTGATTAAGCCCCTGATCCTGCCGCTGCCAATGACCTGGGGCACAGCCGATGGCAAGGATGGCTATCCATGAAAGCCGCAACGTTTATATTGGCTATCGCAATGGACGATCTGAGCGGACTCAATATCAGTTTGTTGTATCGCAACTGGTGGTGTATGTGACATTGGCGCAGACCGTTTAAAGTATCTTCACATCGCGATCAATGGATGACAGAGGACTTCAATCGCTAATGGCGTATTCCTTCCCTTTAGGACGCAATGCAATTTATGACCCAGATTTCTTTCAGGACTGTGGGATCATTTATGTCGCCTATGGTGATCGGGCATACAGCGCATTAGAACGGAGTATCCTGGCGGTGCGCGGCAAAAAGGATTGGCGCATTGCGGTGGTTTCGGATACAGCAGAAAATGGCGTGCTGAATCTGTTCCATCCCGATACCCACCCCGGCGCGCGTGAGGCCAAGCTGTCAATTAATCAGATCACCCCATTCGAGTACAGTCTCTATCTGGATGCGGACACGCTGCCCAAAGGGACGCTGGATGCGGGTTTCAAAATGCTACGCGATGGCTGGGATTTGGTGATTGTGCCGTCACAGCAGCAGGACGCCAATAATCTGTTCTGGCATGTCAGCCCAGAGGAACGCCAATACACCTATGATGCAGTCGGTTATACCCCGCTGCAATTGCAAGGCGGCGTGTTTTATTTTGCCGACAATGAACGAGTGCGTGCCTTCTTCCATGAATGGCGTGAACAATGGGCGTTGTATCGGGATCAGGATCAGGCGGCGCTGGTGCGGGCGCTGCACAAATGCCCGCTGAAAGTGTGGCTGCTGGGGCAACCCTATAACAATGGCGCGGTGATTGAACACCGCTTTGGAACAGCACGGAGAAAATAATGAGTCGGATTGCGGAAGTCAATATCGTGATTGAATGCGCGCTGGGTCAAGAATATTTTGAGGACTGGAATGATCTGTCGCCTATCGTTCAAGCCTTTTGGGATGAAGAAACTCGCCAGCCCAACTGCGAAGGATCGGGACAGATGGGAACGATCTGTGAGCATTGTCCCTTCTGTAACAGCTTCGATGAGGAACAGATATGAAAGTGCATGTAGTCACGCAGGAAATTCACGGCGACAGCATTCTGGCGCGTCTAGCGCGGACATTCCCCGAACATTGCGGCTTCACACTCAGCGATCAAACCCGCTCCGACGTGGATTTGAATTATTATTTCCCCTATCTATTCTGGGACAATGACCTGACCAATTACAACCAGACCTATACCGCAGGCTGGTTCACGCATAAAGACGAGATGCACAGCCCGCGCAAGGGGCGCGCCTGGGATCAGGTAGCGGGGCTGGTCAATCTGCGCCTCGCCAGCGCCCATAAATACCAGCAGGCGTTATTGCCCTATGGCACATCTATGTTTGTAACCCCGCCGCTGGACATGAAGAAATTCACCCCGCGCGTGGGTACGCGCATCCGTCCCGCGCGCCCGCGCGTAGGCGTGGCTGGGTTTGTCTATGCGGGCGGACGCAAGGGCGAATACCTCGTCAAGAAATTAGCGACTCGGCACACCCATTATGACCTGCGCGCGGCGGGGCGCGGCTGGCCCATCCCCTGCAATAATTACCCCTGGGCGACATTTGAAACTTTTTATCAGGATTTGGATGTGTTTCTTTGCACGTCACTAGTCGAGGGCATTGGCTACCCGCCGCTGGAAGCCCTGGCCTGTGGTATCCCGGTGGTCATTCCGCGCGATGTGGGACTGTTCGATGATCTGCCGGACGTGGAGGGTGTTTATCGGTTTGACGCCGGTGATTTTGACTCGATGGAATTGGCGCTGCAATCAGCGTGTGATCGCATTCATGATCCGCAGCAATTGCGGGCGCTGGTGGGTGGCTACACGATGAACGCTTGGGCGAATGATCATTATCGCGCCTTTGAAGCACTGATCCATGCGCCTGTCCCCTACACTGAACCTTCTCCCGACTGGCAGACGAAAGCGGGCGTGATGTATTTTGCCTATGGCAAGCCCGCCCGCGATTGCGCAGTGGATGCGCTGGCCTCCTGGCATAAGCACATGTCGCCCTTACCGGCTGCGCTGGTATCCGACAAACCGCTGAAAGTGGAGGATCGGTTTATTCAATTCCCTGATCATGACATTGGCGCGCGGTGGGCAAAAACCAAGATTTACGACCTCGCCCCGCCTGAATGGGAGTATGTCATGTATCTGGACGCGGATACCGAAGTAGTGGCCGATATTCGGTTTCTGTTCAAGGTGCTGGCGGATGGTTGGGAACTAGTGATCTGCAAGAACCCGGATAAGTATCATACGACTCGGCGCATGGTCAGACCCGACAATCAGGATGAATGCGCCCTCACGTTTGAAGCGATGGGCACAGACGACGCCTTGCAGTGGAATGGGGGCGTGTTTGCCTTCCGCCGCTGTCCGCGCACAGAAGCCTTTTTTAAGGCGTGGCATGAGGCTTGGCAGCAATATGGCAAGCGCGATCAGGCGGCGCTGCTACGGGCCATGTGGCGCTATCCGCTGCGGGTCTACACGCTGGGCAACGAATGGAATACGGTCACGCATTACAATGACCCGAATTCGACAGCCGGGATATTGCATTACAGCCAGCAGGCGCGCCGCTATCAGGGCGCGGTGCAGGGTCGTTTAGACAGCGCAGAGGCATGGAGTAAAATCAAATGACAGACTTTGTAACCAAGCCTCCGGTGGGGCTGGAACTGCTGCATTATGCGGGCTATCGGGTAGTGTATACAACAGGGAGTTTGCAATATTACGCCACTTCCCCCAGTGGGAGAACTGTGTATGAGGGGAATAGTCCTGATGATGCCTGGACAGCCTGCTACCGCGATTCGCGCAATACTCAATCCAATCAACCAAGTGAGACAAAATCATGACTTTGCGTATTCAGGGCACAGCCCAAACCATTTACGATCATTGCGTAGCCGAAAACCCTGACCTGCCCAAAATCCTCAAGCGGGTGCGTTCGCGTGTGCCAGCGCTCAAGCGCGAAATTGCGATCTATCAAGCAGCAGCATTGTATACAGCCGTCCGCCCCTTGCGCGGGCAGGCGGCGCGTATCCTTGAGATTGGGACAGCCTGGGGCTACAGCGCGGCAGTGATGGCGGAGGCTGCGCCCGACGCGCAGATTATCACGCTGAACCCGCTGGTAGAGGAAGCGACGATTGCCCAGGAACATTTGCGCCATTATCCGAATGTCACGGTAAAAATGGAAAAGTCCTGGGAATATCTCAAACAGAATGACGGCAAGGCTTATGATTTCATTTTCGTGGATGGCGATCACAAGCGGGTGCGGCTGGACTTGCCCTGGTGGGATCGCTTGAAGGTGGGCGGGAGCATTCTGTTCCACGATTATGCGCCAGAAGGATCGTATCGCGCTTGCCCTCCGGTGTATAATGCATTAAACGACTTCGCATCCACGCTGGGACACGAGTTTGATTATCTGATCGTGGATGATGGCAATGTTGGGATGGCGGGGTTTATCAAGGAGCAAGCCATGAGCGCAAAGCAAGTAGCGGGTGAACGGGCGTATGACTTGGGACAAGCGGCGGCAGCCAGTGTGCTGTCTTTCAATCACATCTCCGAATTGTATAACCTGGGCAAGCTGATCCGCAATCTGGACGGGGCGATTGTCGAATGCGGCTGCACGAACGGCGGCAGCGCGGCAGCGATCTATGCGGGCGCGCGCAAGTCGGTCAAAGAACAACGCGCATTGCATTTGTTCGATACCTTCTATGGCATTCCCAAACCGAGTGAACATGACGAACCCAAAGCCCACGCCAAGTGGGACGCGCATAACCTGGATAGTGTACCGATGGACGAACGCGGTTGGTGCGTAGGCGATCAGGCGGCGCTGGCAGCAGTCATGAAAGCCCTCAAGATTCCGGTGAAAACCTATTGGGTGTATGCCGGATTATTCGAGAACCAATTCGAGAACTTTGAACCGCAGCCCATCGCTTTTCTGCATATCGACGCGACGTTGTATAAAAGCACGCTGCAAGCGCTGCATTTCTTCTATCCCCAGGTAGTGTCCGGTGGCATTGTGGCGATCAGCGCCTTTGGGCACTGGCGCGGGGTGCAGGAGGCGACCAATAATTATTTTGAGAGTATTGGCGCATATCCGGATTTGCAGATGAAATTCATTGACCAGATTAACGTGTGGTTCGTGAAACCGTGAAACCGCTGAAGATCGCCGTCCTCGTTAAAAACAGCGATGCTGCCTTTAAACGGGAAGGGCGCAGCATGGGCATGTTCTCTTATGACGTGCCCGAATTCACCTGGGAGTTTATGCATCCCGGCAAGCACTTTACGCTGGATACTATAACGTTAAAACGGCGCGGCTTTGATCTGATCTTTCACGAGGACGGCGGGGCGTGGGGTCGCTATGCGGGACGCGCAATCCCTACCATCTATTATTCGATTGACTCGACATTGAGCGAGGAGAATCATTATCAACCGCGTCTGAAGCAGGCGCGTCAGGCGGATTTGGTGCTGGTCGATCATGACAAGCTGGAACGCTTCACAGTCCCTAACCGCACGACAGCGCGATTGTCCTACTGCGTGAATGATCATGTGTTCAAACCATCACCAGATGCGCGCGAGATAGATGTGTCGTTTCATTGTGGCGGGGATGTGTATCGAGCGCACTATCGGAATGCGCTGAATACCTTTGCCAAGCAACACGGCTGGGCATATGGGTCAGGCACGCTGCCGCTGGAGCAATACGCCCGCCAGATGGCCGCCAGTAAGATCGTCGTCAACGTGCCGCGCAATCTCACCAACCGCCCGCACCGATTTCTGGACGCGATGGCTTGCAAAGCCTGCGTGCTGACTCAACCGTTTACACCGATGGCGGACGACTCATTTGATTTCAATGATTGCTATGAGCTATTCACCGATGCGGAAAGTCTGGAAACTCAACTGATTGCGCTGCTGGATGGTGACGGTTGGAAATGCGCGGCGGAAAAGGGTTATGAAACCGTCATGCGTTGTCATACCTGGGCGGCGCGGGCGCGAGAATTGCGGGCGATCATTCACAAGGAGTTTCTAATCTGATGCGAGTCTATGTGTTAACTAGTGACAAGTATGTGCATTGTCTACCGCCTTTCGCCTATCTGTTCAATAAGTATTGGGATGATCGGCAGGAAGTCGTGATTGCAGGTTTTGAAAAGCAGTCGCCTAAACCCCTCCCGCGCAATTTCCGGTTCTTGAGCCTGGGGCAGCAGGATACCCATTCCTGGGGCAGCGGCGCGCTGAGTTTGCTGGACAACATCACCGAGGAACATTTCATCCTTCTATTGGAGGATTATTTCCTGTCTGCGCCCATCGATTTGGAACAGATTGATTCGCTGTCTCGCTATATCGCAGTGCATGAGGGCGTGGTCAAAATTGACCTGAGCGATGACCGACTCAAAGTGCCGCACGCCGATTGGGAAGCGATTGACGGCTATCCCATGATTGTATCGGCGCATGACAGTCCATTCCAAATGTCAGTGCAGGCGGCAATCTGGTCAAAAACCTTTATGCGGCGATTCTTGAACGCCAAAGAGAATGCCTGGATGAGTGAAAAGAATGGCACGCGCCGCATCATCAAGGCACGCAATGAGGACGGGTTTAATGGCCTGATCCTGGGCAGTAAGCGCCCTCCGGTCAAGTACATCAACGCGATTGGGGGCGAAGGGCATATGCCCGACACTTGGGCGTGGAAATATTTCCCGCACTGGATGACGAGTGAATTGCAAGGAAAGGGATTAATATAATGGGGCATCACTTCCCAGCGCAACTGGCCTACAATTTATCCCGCAATGGGCACATTGAAACCTTCGTGGAAACCGGCACGTATAAAGGCGATACCACGCGCCGCGCGGCTTCGATCTTTGAACATGTATTCACGATTGAGGGTGATCCTCATCGTTATAAAAAAACACTATCCACGTTTATGGAGTATCCAAACATTGTCCCTTTGCTGGGCAATTCTCGAATTGCCCTTTATTCGCTTCTGAAGCAAATCAACGAACCGGTTATTTTTTGGCTAGACGCGCATTGGTGTGGTGGTTCAGCGATTGAGGTCAGTAGCGCAAACGGGGATGAATGTCCGCTGCTTGATGAACTTGCGGCTATTCAACACCACAATCTTGCTCATGAGCATATAATCCTGATTGATGATGCGCGATTATTTCAAAACCCTCCGCCCTATCCGCACGATCCAGCACAGTGGCCGACGATGCAGCAAATCGGCGCGTTCCTGCCGCCCGATCATTTGCGCGTGGTGAAAGATGATATAATCGTGAGTGTGCCGCGTGAACTGGGCGAGTGGGTCAACAGGAGTTGGTTCGATGGTTAACACCGCCTATGGGACAACGACAGGTTTGAAAGCCCGTATCCAGAAAAGCGATGCGACGGATGACACCACCATTCAAAGCCTGCTGAATGCGGCGGCGTTTTGTATTGACCACTGGTGCAATCGCGCCCATAAGAACCCGACTGAGATTGACACATTTCTAGCGTCTGCGGCGGCTTCCGCGCGCATCTATACCACCCGCCTGGGTTATTATGTGCTGCTGGATGAAACCCCATCCATCACGACGGTTGCTATGAAAGACTCCCCTACCGACACGACTTACACGGCGTTATCCGCATCGGACTGGGTAGCGTTCTCCGGCAGTCCAGAAAAACCGGACTTCAACCGTCTGCCTTATGATGGAATTATGATCTCCGCGATAGGCGATCAAGTGCCGTTTGTTTCCGGCTCATACAGTTTTCGCCCTGGCTTTCGCCCCTCACAAACCGGGCGGCGTGGCGTGCCTACGCTGCAAGTCACCGCTAAGTGGGGCTATGCATTGACCGTGCCGCCTGTCGTGACAGAAGCGACCTATGTCCTGACTGCCCGCTGGCTGAAGCGCGGGCAATCGGCCTGGAGTGATGCCCTGGCTAGCGCCGACTTTGGTATGATCCTGTATCGCCAAAAAGTTGATCCGGATGTCATGATGATGTTGAGCAACGCGCGGCTGATTAAGCCCGCCCTGTGATCGCGCGCTAAACACCCCGAATTTCAAGCGTAGAGGGGTGTTTAAGCGGTTTTGTGTATGAGTTGGTATAAACCCCTGTCTGCGCTACCAAAACGGCTGTATAATCAATTCTATGGACAACTTCAAAACCGTCGTGCGCGGCCTGCGGGAAGCGCGCGACAAAATGCTGCAAATGGCGAACGACCTGCGCGGCAAAGAATTTACAGACGCAATGATGGACGCATCCATGATGGTTTCACGCGATGCGAAAATACTTGCGCCCGTAGATCGTGGCCCATTGCGGGCGTCGATCACGCCGGATGTGCGGGTGGAGGGACAGACGGTGCAAGGCGTGGTCGGATCGAATCTGATGTATGCGCCGTTTATGGAATTGGGCACGGGCACGCCAGCGGGCAATCCGCCCGTCAAGATGCCCCCACCCGACGCGCTGCAAGGTTGGGCGAAGCGGCACGGCACAAGCGGGTTTGCGGTGGCCTGGGCGATCTTTAAAGCGGGCGGTTTGAAACCGCGTAAATTTCTGGAACGTGCATTAACGCAGAATCATGATAGAATTGTGGAGAAGATTGGCGATTTCGTCACGAGGATTGTGAAGAAATGACGGTTATAACTCTGCTGACAATGGCGACGGACATCGCAACATTTCTGGCGACGGCGACGGGTTTGCAGCGCACGCAGAACCCGCGCCAATTGACAGACGGGATGAACACGCCCAATACGTTGCAGGTGTATCCGGAAAGCTGGTCACAGGATGAGGCCAGCGACAATCAACAAACCACTTTTCGTGGCGGCGTCAAACAAACGCTGGTCACGATGATTGTGGACTTGTACGGACGCCAGCGCTCGAACCTGGGCGAGGACATGGAACAGTTATTCACTGTAGGCGATGCGGTCAATACGCTGCTGGACAACATCACGACCACGCCCTATTTCGGAGTAACGTATATCCGGGCTTTCCAATTCAGCGGGCAGCGCACCATCTTCGTGTATGGTGATCCAGAAGTGCGCTACATGGGCATTCGATGGACGTTAAGTTTGTGGGTGTATTGAGATGGCACTGTACCGAGTTTTAAAAGCGCTGAGTTTGCAGGATCGTCGGGTGGAAGCGGGCAAACTGATTGCCCTGACGATGAACGCAGACAAGATTGATAAGCTGGTGACGGTGGGCGCGATTTCACCATTGGCCTCCCCGCCGCTAGCAGAAATTCCCGGTTGGGAAGGACGGGCGCAACTGCTGCCCGCGATTACCACCGTCGAACAATTTCTGGAAACGCCGGATACTGATCTGGCGAAAGTGTTGCAAATTGCGCCGGGGGATGTGCCCCGGCTTAAACGATCCTTAGAGGAAGTTTTATTCCTCCCGGCTACGCCGCCCTGCGGTTGTTGGTAGTCTGACTGTTCAATCTCGCGCGTCTCGCACGCCCTGACAATTTGGTTCTGAAAGCCCTGCGCTTCAAAGCAGGGCTTTTTGTGTTAAGGAGCGGCATTATGCCTGTCACGGGAACTGCAATTAATGGATGCGATGCGGTGATTTTGTTGAAGGACGCGAACGGGATCATGCGCGATGTATCGGGCATGGGCAATAACGTCAAGCTCGATCTCAACAAAGATTTGGGCGACTTCAAAGTGTTTGGGAATGCGTGGCGCTACCGCCTAGAATGCGGCAAGGACGCCAGTCTGGATTTTGATGTGGTCTACAGTCGCGATGTGGACGGCGGGCTGGACATTCTGCGTGATTGGTTCTTTAACGGACATGGCGCGCGGACGTTCCAGATCAACCTGCCGGACAACACGATTGGCGCAGATCGTTATGAATTGGAAGCGATGCTGGAATCGCTTTCCATTCCGGTGTCCGCCGAGGAAGCTGGGCCGATTGTAGTTTCAGCGACGATGAAACCTAACGGGCCAGTCCTCTATAGTGTGGTGACGACGAACTAACATGCCAAAGCGAATCAGTGTAGAAACCCATGAAAGCGTATCCGTCCAGGGGGATGGGTCATGGGTCAAGATTGTGCGCCCAACGGTGGGACAGATGAAAGCGGTGCAGCGGAACGTGGCGCAGGGCAAGCAGTTAGACGAAGCGGATCAGGATATCGCCAACTTTGAAGTCGGTGTCAGCCTGATCCGTGAATGCGTGCTGGAGTGGAACTGGGTAGACAATGACGGCGCGCCGCTGCCCCAGGTCAAAACAACACCCACAGTTGTGGATGAATTGACCGATCTGGAAATGATGTATCTGGTCAAGTTGTTTAATCCGGACGCAGACGAAGCAAAAAACGACGCGCCCGCCTCTTAACGGCGTTCTGGACAAGCAACGGTGAGAAACTCACAGAGGAGTATCACCAGCTTGTGTTAATGCGGGATGTGTATCACTGCTCTCGAAACGAACTGGACGAACAGGATTACCAGCAAGCCATGATTGACTTGCAGATTCACTACATCGAATTGGAAGCCAAGAATCTGCGCGAAAAGGCTAGCGCGGATAAACAGCGGCAAATGGGCAGACGAGCGAGAAGGCGGCATTAGCAGGAGGTGCATCATTCCACAGCGCAATACGGTAGAGGTGGTGATTACCGGCGAGGACAAAGCATCGGGTGTCTTTGACGGAGTCGCCAACGCAGCCAAAAAGTTTGGTGATACCTTAACCAGCATCGGCACGACGATGACCGGGATAGGCTTGCCATTCCTGGGGATTGCCACCAAAGCCTTCACCGCTTTCGATGAATGGGGCGATGCGGTAGCCCAAATGGATGCCGCATTACAAAGTACCGCGAATGCGGC